GCGAGGTAGCGTTCTAGGCGTGTGATTTGAGAAGATGACAGCGCCGACTGGTATACCAGAAACTCCGCGACCTGACCGTTCCAGAACTGGTCGTTGGCAGAGTTTCTGTATCGACACCCAATGCGATTAGCGCCGCCCGAGTCCTGGATCGCGGCGGAATACGGCAAGTCAGTGCCGTTCAGCCGACCGACTGTCCCGCCTCCGCTTGCTGACTGCGAAGACGAAAGCAGGAAAGACGCCCCAAGAACATCGACTCCGTTCGCAATGTACGACGCGCGCGCGGCATTGTGCGTTAGAGCGACCATCTGCGATGCGCCGGACTGAATGAACTGCGCATGCAGATATGACCCGCCTTCAGAAAGCGCAAACGGCGTGCGTGCTGCCGCCGACGTTCCTGTGCTGTGCCTGACGACGCCAAGCACTGTCGCTGGCGTGATGTCCAACGCAGGCAACTCAAGACTGTCATCAGTACCGTCGAAACCAATAGACTTCCTGCCGTTTAGCGCGACTGACGCAACCGCCGCCCTGCTCGCCCCCGTCGCCTGCGTGGCGTGCCTGTTGTTCCCAGACTTGTCGCGCCAATACCCCACCGGAGGCGTCGGGTCGGGGACGTTCGCTATGCCCCATTTCTGGGCGAGGTACTTTTCGACGCGCCCCCTATCGGTCGTAGAGATGACGCCTTGATAGAAGATGATCTCCGCTATCGCGGCAGGCGCACCGCCGCCACCGAAGTTTCCGATAGTTAGGTCAAGTGAGGCGTTCGTTGCAGCAGCCGCGTTCGCGAGAGTGTTTGTTGTACTGGACAGGACGCCGTTCTGCCTCGCCAGCAACCGCGAAGCCGCTGTCGTGTTTGCGTTGTCTATGACAACGGACATGATGCAGAAGGAGTTGGCCGCAGTGAAGAAGTCGTTTTGGCCCATAGCGGACGTTCCAAATCCGCTGACGCCGCGAGTGACGAAGAACTGTAGGCTGTTGTTGCGCGTTACGCTGGAGCGATCATCCATGAAGATGGAGACGCCCGTATTGCCCGATGAGTTGTTGGTGTTGTTGAACAAGTACCGGAGGCCGTCCGGGTTGCTCGTCGTTGCTGGCTTCAGCACAACAAACATGGTGGCGCCGGTGGCGTTATGCAGATAATTGAACGCCGCAGTGCTGCTGCCAAAAACAAGCGAATCGGTGTCATCAAACTCTATGGTTGCGCGTCCATTGAGGCTGGATGCAACCCGCTGCGGCCTGTTGGCTGGAGTTGCTTGTGCCGCCGCTGGCGATCCAGCCCCGCTCTTGTCTCGCCACTCCGACACATTGCCGCCAGAGAGCGTGATGCTGCTGGCGTCATCGGCGTCCAGCCATAGCGCACAACCGGGAACTTCAGTTGGCGAGCCAACCGCAGTCAACTCGTCTTGCGTGTTCTTGTGGACGCCGCTGATCCCCCACTTCGCTGCGAGGTAGGCTTCGACGCGGGCGCGGTCGGTGGCGGAGAGGGCGGTGTTGAAGACGACGACTTCGGCAATGTAGCCATTCACGCTCGCCGCTGTTGGGCCGCTGATTCTGGCGATTGCAAACGAGTTGCTTGTGGTGCAAGTTACCTGCGAGAGGCCGTTTTGCAGCAGCACGCCTCCAGAAGCAGATGAACGGACAGCCGACAGCACCGAAGGACCGACAGGTGTGTTTGCCGGTACGGAAACGGATGCCCGCGTTGTGCCGGACACAAAGCCGCCAAGGTTTATTTCGATTGAGCCCGGCGCGCCGTCTCCTTTAGGGATAGCGGCTAGCCCGAAGCCGCTTGAGGCGTCCATCAAGAAATAACTCGTCTTTACGGCGCCGGGAACAACATTCGCTCGCCCCACAACGAACCATGTCTCATTGGTTCTCGCGGTGCCGGTAATCTGCATGGAATCATCGGCACCATCGAACGTCATCACGCTCCTGCCGTTGAGGCCGCCAGCCGTCAGCGTCGGCCTCGCACTCCCGCTCGCCGTCGCGTGGTTGTTCAGTCCGCTCTTGTCATTCCACTGGCTCACCAGCCCGCCTGACTGCGTGATGCTGTCCGCATCGCTCGCATCCCACCACCCCACGCACCCACTGATCTCCGTAGGTGCCGTCACCGGAGTCACCGGCCCAGCGTCGGTGGTGTAGAGCGACGAGGTGTCAGCCGCGTCCAGCCAGAGGGCAAGGCCAGAGATGGAGCGGGGCGTGAAGGTGCTGCCGGGACGCAGGGTGCGGGGGTTCATCGGCATGGGGTCAGTTCCTTCTCTCTTCCACGCCGTGTGCCGCAGCCACCTTCGGCTGCAAGGCGTAGAGCAGTTTCGTCTGTTCGTGAACGGCCTCCGCAATGTCCCGCTGGGTCAGGGACATCTCCCGGAGAAACGCTTGATGCGACTCCACCATCGGCAGAACGATGTCCACACGCACGAACCACAGCACGAAGGTCGCCAGCATGAGGCCGAACCCGTACCGCTCCCACATCCGCAGGGCTGTCTCGTACACTTCCACGCTGCTCATGCCTCACCTCGCGCTGCACACTGCCAGCCTGCCATCTTCACGCGATTCGCCGTTCTTGATAGCCACCACTCCAGGATGTGCTGGACGATGGCCGAGATGGCGGCCGACAGAATGAGCGTCCAGAAGAACCCGTAGGTCTCCTCGCTCCCCCGCAGCGCCTCGTAGGTGGCCGTCACCCGCTTGGTGGTCGCGTCCAGAATCTTCTCCTCCTCGCCCGACCCCCTGCCCGCCGCCATCAGCGGCTCAATCGGCCACTCCGTCACCGCGATCAGCACCAAGTCGTTGAGCCGCTCCTTCCCCACCAGACGAGTCCGGACAGGCAGGCGGCGGCGGACGTAATCGCACAGTTCGTCGGCCTGCATGGCTACTTCACGCACTTTCCGTTGACGCACTGCTGTGGCTTGGGCCTGTTCTTGGCGCACGGACAGGTCGCCGGGCACTGGCACCACACCCGCGTGATCCCGTCGCCCGTCGGCACCATCCCCGTCCCGCCGCACTTGCCGCAGCACTTCACCTGCGGCGGACTGGGCTGCGGTGCGGGGGCGGCAGGGGCAAACGCGAGCCATACGGCGACAGTAGCGATGGAAATCTTCATCCGAGAATCTCCCGTGCGCCCCAGTCCTTGAGCGTCCGCTTAGGAAAGCCACCCACGTTCGATACTGCATAGGTTCCGCCCTGGTCGATCATGCGTTGGGCCGTCCTCTGGTCGATCCAGAACGACCCCTCCGGCTGGTCATGCACCTTCGGGCCGGTGTGAGCGTTCCATCCCCACGAGTTCTGTACACCGAACCGGCAGTCTCCCGGACGAGTGTCGTCCGCCGCGTGCCATTGCATCGCGTGGTTCCACGTCCCAGACGGGCGGATCATGCCGTCGCTGTCCCGCCGCATCCCGGCGAACCCGACGTTTGAGCAGCACACCAGACCGTATCCGTTGGCGATGGCGTCCCTCGCCTGCTGCCATGTCGTCACGAGACTGATCGTCCCGATCTGGTGCTTCTTCGCCTCGCTCGTCACCTCTGACGGAACGCCACGCGAACCCCACCGCATGCCGACCGGTGCGTCGTATTCCGTGAGGTCGAGCCCGAGCGACTCGTACTTCTTGCGGAGCATCAAGCCGCCGGTCTTGTGCGCCCACTCCACGATGCGAGAGCAGGTCGCCCCCTGCCCGCCATGGCCGCGTGCCCCGTACAACGGCTCCGTCGCCGTGCGGTCTACCCAGTCCTCCGTCGAGTGCAGGTCTGGGTCGTTGGCTCGGGCCACGTCCGCCGCACCCCGCACGGCATGGCTGACACAATCGCCCGTCGTCTGCGTCTCGTCGTAGGGCTTGCGGCCTGTCGCCGTCTCCCAGTGGACGACCGCCTTGTAGGCGAGCGACAGTTTGCCGGCCCCGCTGCCAGAGAGCGTGCTGCCAAACAGCGGCATGGGAAGGGACCGCAGCAGACTGGCGGTCGCATCCGGGTCGCAGTACGAGCCCACGAGCCCGTCGTTGTACGCCCGAACGATGTCCTCCGGCGAGGCATAGAAGTCAGTCATGCCCCACCTACTTGATGGCCGTGAACGCTCGGGCTGCGGACTGCCGGAGTTCGGGAGTCAGCGGAAGGTCTTTGTCCCCGACGGCCGCGAGCAGGTACTCATCGAGCCGCGAGCCCAACCCGGCGTACCGGCCGACCATGCCAGTGTTCTCAAACGCCATCGACAGGGCGCACTTGTACCGGTTCCGGAGGTCGAACACCGTCTTGAACACCGGGTCTTTGGCGAAGTCGTCCCGCACCACAATGTCCGCGACGGCGGCGTGGAACTGCCGCAGTATCTCCGCGTCCGCACGGCTCACGCCAGCCAGGACACCAGACGGCTCGGGCACGACCGGCTTCACCACCGAAGCCACCGGCAAGACGGTCGCCGTCATGGCACCAATGCCGATCAGCAGGCCAGCCCAGATTGCTACCGTTCGTGCCATGACTACCGGGCCTTCTTCGGGAGTTCCTTCTCTGCCACCAGGGCCGCGATCAGCGACCGTGCCGCCGACGCCACTGCCACCTCCCCAGCCTCCTCCGCCTGCTCCGCAAGGACGAACAGGCGATTCACCCACCCGGCCCGGTCAACCGGCGAGACTCCCGGCGACCGGGCCGCAGTCAGGTACGGCAGGGCGGACGCTCCCGCAGCCACCGCAAACGCGGCAGCGGCGATCAGATACAGACCCATCAGTCCACCTCCGCCTGCGACACAGCCGTGACCAGGGCCACGATGTACCGGAACAACTCCTCCCCCTGCGGGCTCAGGAGGCACGCCTCCACCCGCTCACAGAGGTCGTCGTCGATGGGCGTGGCCGTCTTGGTAGCGACAAACCGCATGAGTTTGAGCGCCCCTTCTGCCCGCTCTTTGGCCGTGTCGGCTGCGGAAATCTCGGACAGCAGCGACAAGGCCGGTGCCCAATCCACGAGCATCCTTACCTTCTGGGCTACGGTCGGCATACGGCTTCTCCTTTTGGCGGGCGACCCACTTCACCAAAAGATTTATGTCCCGCTCAGGCCGGCACAGAGACAGCAGTTTTCGCCGCACAATCTCCGGGTCGAGGCCCAAATCCAGGCACGTCTGGTCGAATGTGAACAGGCCGCCCGTGCCCTCAAATGCCCACCGGTAGGCGGCCACCTGCCGTCGCAGAATCTCCCACTCCTTACGGGTGGAGGGGATCATCTGGCTGTACCCCAGCCGCCGATGGCGGAGGCACAGTTCACGAACGTGGTATTGGGTCCGAACGAGAACCTCAGCGCAAAACCGTTTCCATCCAGTCTCGCACTCTTCAACGATGTTCTCGTCGTCGTAGTCCATTACGGCGACGGCAATCATTACTTTGTCGGTGCCTCGCAGTAGCCGCTCCGGAGAGTCCCTTCGTTGAGGTGCGGCCAGACCTCGAGCGAGTGGATTGCCGCCATCAGATTCCAGGCGGCGTGGCCCAAGTGATCCTCGTCCCGGTTGCCGGAGAGGAACATGTAGATGTGACGCAGGGCATGGTTCAGCATGTCGTTGGCCGGCATGCCCTTCTCCCAGTTGTAGTCCCCGTATTTTTCAGCCCCCTCAGCGCACGCCGCCGCCACCGCAGCGAGCCCGATGGGGGAGATGAGGTCGTACCTCGTCGCCTCCGCATCGCTCGACCTCACGGCCCCACTGGCGTAATTCACCGTCCGATCATGCGTCACCTTCGTCATGGCACCAACTCCTTGTAGCGGTCCTCAAACAACGTCTTGGCTTGCGTCCAGCAGTACGGGTTGATGGGCCCGCACGCTGGCTCCACGTCGATCCCCCAGTCGGCAGTGCCGGGAACGATGTCCCGCTTCTCGCCCATCAGCGCCCGCAGGTCCGCCGTCTTCACGTCCGACGGCATAGGCCAGGGCAGGTAGAACACGCGGGCAATCGTCCGCTGGACATGCTCCTCCAGTTCCCGGTAGCCGGGCAGGCAGTTCTTGAGGGGCGTGGCTACGTCTCCCAGGTACGCCTCGCTGGCATCGTGCAGCAGCCCCCACAGTGCGTTCTCTGGCTGCGTCAGCCGGCTCACCATGACGCTGTGCTGGGCCACCGAGTACGGCACTTTGCTGTGCCCGGTGAAGCGGTTGATGATGGACAGGGCGTGCGAGATGTCAGGCAGTCGAACGTCCTCCTCGCGGAAGTTCGCAAGGTCGATCAGTTTTCCGGTGTAGGTCTGCATCGTGGTGGTGTTCATGCTCTAGCACTCCTTGCACACAAGCGGGTCAATCGCACGCAGCGCCGACTGCGGGACGAAATACGCATCGCCGTATCCGCCGTAGTTGGCCTTGAACTTCGGCTGCTTCGCCTCCGACGCAGGCATCCAGCCACGAATGGTGAACTCGTGAGGGCCGCCAGTGACGAGGACGAACACGTCCGTGTCTCTGTCGCCGTCCCGCACGATGAGTTCGTAGAAGTGCTTGGATCGCGTGCGCACCTGGATGCTGTCGCCCACGTCGCCGCCTGACTTGAAGGTGTTGACACTGCCGTTCCAGTACCGGTTGGTTGCTTTGGCAAACGCACACTCACCGAGAGCGCCGAGAATGTGAACGTGCCAGTCGTTTTCGTTTGTGGGACGGGCGTTTTGCAGACCCTTTCGCAGAGCCTCGACGTTTCGGCTTACGCCCACCAGCGCCGCTCGGCTGACTTCGAACCACTCCAGCGTTACCCGCATCGCCCTTGCCCTCCTTGAGATTGACCCAGCCGTCCTTGTCCGGGATCGGACTGTGGACTTCCTCCTCCTCGCCGTCGTCTCCGTCCCAGTCGATGACCCGTGCGTTCATCACATTGCTCCTTGCACCTGCTGCACGAACCGCTTGATCTGCTCCAGCGGGAACGTCACAAGCCACTCCTTCTCGTTCTGCCGGTGCAGCACCACCGGGCAGAGTTCGCCGCACTGCTCACGGGACTTCTCCATGACGGCGTGCAGGTTGAGCCCACGCTCAACCCGCTTCACCTCCATCCACAAGTGCGGCGTGCCAGGAGAGATGAGGTCGCTGGCGGACTCGGTTCCGCTGTGCTGCTGCGACCGACGCGAGTGGGCCTGCGGCACCAGACGGTTCCACTCGGCCGCTGCCTCCAGTTCTCCACGCTTGCCCTTCTGCCGGCTGTTGATCGCCATGTCCTTCAACTCCTTCGGGATTCCGTTCTTCCTGCGAAACACAAACACACGCACCGGATACCGCTCCGGGCCGTATCCGAGATGCCTCTTGAGACGGAGCGAAGCCAGACACGACGGGTCGTAGTTGGCGTCGTCAACCTCTCGCTTGGCGGTGAGCAGCATGCCTTTCTTGAGGTCGTGCTTGCCGCCAAAGTGCAGCCCTTCGTGGCACCACATGCAGAGCCGCAGGAGGTTCCTGCGGTCGTGGGAGCGACCGGCCCCCTGCTGCAAGTGGTGGATGTGCAGGGACTCTCGGCCCCAGCACACCGCACAGAAGCCGTACTCGGCGGCGAACGACGACAGTTCTTTGCGTCCATCACTCATCGCCCCTCTCCGCTGTCAAATCCACGATGTCCCACACGGCATGGGCAAAGTTCTCTGCGTCCTCCTCAGTGGCGAACGCGATGACGTACCGATGCGACTCCTCTTTCGTGTTCAAGTCCACGCTGTGCTCAAACTTCTCCTGACGACAAGCGGCCAGCCCGCCCAGTCTTTTGGCGGCATCCACCAACCCCTTGTTTTCTTTGAGAAGAACGCCCAACGCCTGCGCCATGAATCCAGCCATACCCATCACTCCTTTGGTGAAAAAGCGATCTGTGAAAGAAACCTGCTCACTGTTTGAAGGCTCGCTGCGGGTGGACGGCGACTAATCCCCAGCCCGAAGGCTAGGGTTAGCCGCCACCTGCCCACTGTCAGTTAGGACGTAGGGGTGTCCTCCTTGCCGCAGGGGCGGAGGCATGCGACCTGCTTATCGGACATCCTGCTGTCCGCGTGACTTGGCCCTGTCGCTTGCGGCTGGCCTACCCACTTTCGTCACGATCCCTTCTGGTCGTGGGTCATGCGTCTGCGTGCCAGAGGTTCTCCCAACCCACGCAGCCGTTCAGATTGTCGATGCGGCTCACCTCATGCGGGGGATGCTCCGGAGGACGCCCATGTCTGACCACTTGTCCGCAGCCCGCCAGGAGACCCACCGCCTGCCGTTTGTTTCCGACACGGGAACGCACATGACGACGTTCGTCCGCGTGTTGACAAGAACGAACGCATCGACGTGACGCGGGTCATACACATGCTGCTTGTCGCTCCCGCGTTGGATGCGAATCCGCGACCGGTTCGGGCCACGAGACGAGGACGCCTTGACCTGGATGCGCCAATACCGACGCACATCGAAGGCCAGCAGGTCGTAGCCGTCGTCCACGATGGGAACGGCAACGTGGAAGCCTGCCCGAAGCAGCCGCTCCACAGCCATTGCCACGCCGATTTCAGATATGAAACGCTCATCTGGTGATCCTTCACTCACGCGGCCTCCTACCGGGACGCAGGGCTCTCCTTGCGGCGGCTCAGTTCCCTCTGAACCGCAGACTTGAACGGCGTCTGCTTCTTCTGCGAGTCCAGCACCCACGAGAGGTAGCCCTCCGGGATGGAGTCGAGAGGCACGCCCTTGTACTTGCCGTACATCATTCGCCAGCCACGCTTCTTCTTGCCCTCCGGCTCGGAGAACAGGTCGCGGGTGGAATGGTCGAAGTTCACGCCGACGATGAGACGCTTCCGCTTCTCGATGATCTCCTGCGCTTGGGCCTCCAGTTCCGCAAGATCGACGGCATCGGCCTGCCGGATCGCCTCGACGGCACTGGTGCCCTCCATCGACAGCGATGCGGCCAGCCGCTCGCGGCGCTTCGTCTGCACCCGGCTCTTGGCATCCAGCACTTGCAGGGCGTTGAGCAGTTGGTGGCTCCGGCTGCTGTCCGTGATGTCGTAGATGTTGAAGTGCGGCTTCTCGCTGGCCGCAATCGCCGCCAGCCGCTCGTCTCGGCTCATCTCCGGATGGATGATGCCGGGCAGCGGGCGGGTTCCTCTCCCCAGACGTTGCTCGTAGCGGGAAAGCGAGCGCGTCGGCGCCGCCATATACACGTTGCGGAGGGCCGGAAAGTCCCACCCGTACCCTAAGATCCCGACGTTCACGATGATCTTGGTGTCGCCGGCCAGGAAGGCGTCCATGTTTGCCTTCCGCACCTCCGGGTTCTGGCGGCAGTGGACGAGACTGGCACGGGCGCCGTAGCGGGCGAACACCTCGCAGAACAGTTCCGCCTGCTTGCGGTTGCAGGCGTAGACAACGGACGGCTGGTTGCGGTAGGTCGAAAGCACGAGGCTCGTGACCTCTTGGGCGAAGTGTTCGGCAGTCAGGACGGCCGCCAGTTGCGACTTGTTCCAGCCGCCAGCCTCGTCGTCCACGAGCGTCAGGTCGAAGGACTTGGCCTCGCTGAGAAAGCACTGCGGGCCGACGAGGTAGCCGTCGTTGATGGCGTCCATCAGCGAATAGACAACCTGCGGGCGAGGCCAGTACCGCAGCGCCTTGCCCTTGCCCTTGTAGGGCGTGGCCGAGAAGCCGACGATGGTCGCCCCCCGCTGCTCAAACCACCGAAGCATCTCTTCCATGCGGGGCGTCATGCCGACGTGGCACTCGTCTACCAGCACCAGCGACACCCGCTCGTAGGCCGTCGCCTTGTACCGGCCGCTGGAGAGCAGGCTGTCACGCGACCCGACGATCACTCGCCGGCGAAGCCCCTCGATGCTTTCCGCGAAGTTCCCGCCCTGCTCGATGTCGCATCGCTCGTCCAGCCGCAGTTCCAAACGGTCGCGGCCCTGACGCATGAGGTCGATGAGCGGCACCATCAGCAGCGGGTAGCGGGCGATGCGGCACAGTTCCGCGATCACCTCCGTCTTTCCGGAGCCGACCGGCTGGCACACGACGATCCGCTTCTGCCCGCTCTTGGCGGCACGGCACACGGCGGCAACGGCAGACCGCTGGTAGTCACGAAGCAGCGTGGACATCCTTGCCCTCCTTCTTCTTGGACTTCTTTGTGGCCCGCTTGGCCCGCTTCTTCTTGGCCTTCCCAGCCGTGTCGCCAGCAGGGGGTGCCCACCGGCTGCTGCACACGGTGGCAGCACACTCCGGCTGCGGGGCGGCAGGGGCCGGGAACATCTGCGAGAGCCGGGCGTCTACCCGCTGGGCCAGTTCGATCTCGACCAGCAACGCCGGCAGGATGACCTTGCAAAACGACACCGCCGTCTCGTGGGCCAGCGTTCCCGCCTGAGCGTGCGCCGAAACGCCCTGAGCCAGCGTGATGTAGCGTTGAATGTCTTGAGTCATGGTTTGAAGTGCCGGATGAGAGGACGGCATCCGGCGTGCCGCTGAGGAGGTGGCCCTGCCCTGCCAGTTCCGATCAAGAAGCCGCCACCGGCTCCCGCTGTTCCTTCTTGGCCGCCGGCTTGGCGAACTTCGCCACGCAGTCAGCGGCCACCAGACGCACACGCTCCGCCGCAGCGGCCGACAACTGCCCGCCCTCGACGCCACGCTCGACGCGGCCGAGAACGCCCTGCACACC